CTGCAGTTGTCAGCCACCGAAACGCTCTAACTGACACTTCTTACGGTGTGATGGATTCAGGTTGGAAGTATCAGTACGACAAGTACAACGATGTCTACCGTTGGGTTCCACTCAATGCTGATATTGCTGGTCTTTGTGTTCGTACAGATCTACAACGCGACCCATGGTTCTCACCAGCTGGTCTAAATCGCGGTCAGATTCGCAATCTTGTTAAGTTGGCATTAAATCCAACTCAGTCAGAGCGCGATACGCTATACAAGGCAGGTGTAAACCCAGTTGTTTCCTTCCCAGGCGAAGGTACTGTTCTCTTCGGAGACAAAACTCTACAGGGTCGTCCAAGTGCCTTTGATCGTATCAATGTTCGTCGCCTCTTTATTGTTCTTGAGAAAGCAATCTCTGTTGCTGCAAGATCAAGCCTCTTTGAGTTCAACGATGAGTTTACAAGAAGCCAGTTCGTGGCACTTGTAGAACCATTCCTCAGAGATGTTCAGGGTCGTCGTGGTATCTTTGACTTCCGCGTTGTTTGTGACGAAACAAACAATACAGCAGGAGTTATTGACCGCAATGAGTTTGTTGGCGATATCTACATCAAACCAGCAAGAAGCGTAAACTTCATCCAGTTGAACTTTGTCGCTGTTCGCAGTGGCGTAGCCTTCGACGAGATCGTTGGGCGCTTCTAATAAATAGAATAGTATAAAGTCAGGAGAATACAATGGCTTTTAATGTATCTGAATTTCGTTCTCAAATGCAGTTTGATGGCGCTCGTGCTAATCTCTTTGAAGTGGAGATGAATTTTCCGTCATTCTCATTACCAGGAAACGCGGCAAGAAAGCTGCGTTTTGTGTGTAAAACTGCTCAGATCCCAGGATCTACAGTTGGTGTAGTACCAGTTCCATACTTCGGTCGCGAAGTAAAGTTTGCTGGCAACCGCACATTTGCTGATTGGACAGTAACAGTTCTAAACGATGAAGATTTCGTAGTCCGTAACGCATTCGAGCGTTGGATGAACGGAATTAATTCCCATCGCTTTAATACTCGCTCCGCTTCTGCTGCAACGCCAATTTCTTATGGTGTAGATGCCTTCGTTAAGCACTATGGCAAAACAGGCAAAATCATTAAACAATATAAGTTCGTAGGCATGTTCCCAAATGACATCGCGCCAATAGATCTTGACTGGGGTAATAATGACTCCATCGAAGAATACTCAGTGACTTTTGCATATCAATGGTGGGAAGCAGCTGCCGAAAGCGTGTTTTAATTATTTTTGGTTATGTTTTTATCATGGAGTTAACATATGGCAGGAATTAATCTATTTGGATTCCAGATAGTCCGTGCTGATCAAACAGAGCAATTGCAACCAGCAGTTACTGTACCAACTACAGATGATGGTGCATTAAATGTTACTTCTGGTGGTTATTTTGGCACATATTTGGACCTTGAGGCATCGTTCAAAAACGAAAACGATCTTATCACTCGTTATCGTGAAATGGCTATGCAGCCAGAACTTGAATCAGCAATCGATGATGTTGCCAATGAGGCTATTATTCATGACGAAACAGGTAAATCCGTAACAATTATTCTTGACGATCTAGATCAACCAGACAATATTAAAGACATGATTCGCGCAGAGTTTGATGCTGTTCTGCGTCTATTAAACTTTTCTAACAACGGCAATGACCTTTTTCGCCGTTGGTATATTGATGGAAGATTGTACTATCAAGTTCTAATTGACGAAAAACAACCTAAACTTGGTATTCGCGAACTAATATATCTTGACCCTCGTAAGATTAAAAAGGTCAGAGTTATAGATAAAAAGAAAGATCCAAGAACAGGCATTGAAGTTGTTTCAGGCTCTCGTGAGTTTTATGTTTACAACGATAAAGCAACTACGCTAGGTCAACAAACCTTTGTTACATCACCAACCGATGCAGGAGTAAAAATTGCTGCTGACGCTATTGTAAATGTAAACTCTGGTTTAATGGATCCTAAACGACAGATGGTACTGTCTTATTTACATAAGGCAATCAAACCACTCAATCAGCTTCGTATGGTTGAAGATGCTATTGTTATCTATCGTATCTCTCGCGCACCAGAACGTCGCGTGTTCTATATCGATGTCGGTAACATGCCGAAGATTAAATCAGAACAATATCTTCGTGATATTATGACGAAGTTCCGAAACAAAGTTGTTTATGATTCTGCAACTGGTGAAGTTAAAGACGATCGTAAGTTTATGTCAATGATGGAAGATTTTTGGATTCCACGTCGCGGTGAAGGCAAGTCAACAGAGATTACTACGCTACCAGCTGGTCAGAATCTTGGTGAACTGAGTGATGTTAAGTATTTTGAACAAAAACTTTACAAGTCATTAAATGTTCCAATATCAAGACTAGAATCTAGTACAGGATTCACACTCGGTAGATCTACAGAAGTAACTCGCGATGAATTAAAGTTTATGAAGTTTATTGATCGTCTTCGTAGTAAATTTACATTAATGTTTGACGAATTAATGGAGCGGCAGCTTGCATTAAAGGGCATTTGTTCTACAGACGAATGGAAAGAATTAAAAGAAAAGATACACTACGACTTCTTAAAAGATAATAATTTTGCAGAACTAAAGGAATCTGAACTATTAGCAAACAGATTACAGGTTATGCAACAAATTGATCCATATGTTGGTGTTTATTTCTCGAAGGATTGGATCCGCAAGAAAGTATTGAACATGAATGAAGAAGAGATTGAAGAAATTGCAGAACAGATGGAAATAGAAAAAGCAGAAGAACCTGAACCTATTGAGGTTGGTGCTGCACCTGGTGTTGCTGAACCACAACCAACAGCAGCGCCGCAAACAAATGATATTAATCAAATGTTTAAATCACAACTAAATAAATAATTGGAGATATTATGGATACCGTAGAATTAGTGAATTTAGCAATTGCAGGTGATAAAGATGCTTTAGAAACAGCATTTAATAACGCTATGGCTGCTAAAGTTACAGACGCTTTAGAAATTAAAAAAGTAGAACTCGCATCTAACCTATTGGGCACAGAAGAAACAGATGAAACTACAGACGCTACGATCGAAGCTGACGGAACAGATGGATCAACAGACATCCAGCATGAACCAACAGCAGAAGACTCAGCAGACACAGAATAGAACTAACGCGCAGCGTATTGCTCAGTTAGTTAGAGCTGGTTTGATGCAAACCAGTGAGCTGCCTGCACTCAAAGTTGCAATGGCGCGTCATGCTAAAGTTGGTGATGTTGCAAAACTACCAAAAAATCAACGCGATGTATTAAATCGTTACTATCAATCTACATCCGCAGCAGTTCTAGGTTCTCAGCAATCAACAACTGCTGTTCGCCGCAATCTTATGAATGGTTACGAAATTTCCCGCGACGATTATATCAGCGAAGCAACATTTAGCGATCCTCCTATGATGCTTATATTAAAGCGTCAAGGAATTAGAATTTTTCCAAACGGTAAGCGTGTTGCATTATACAACAACGAAAAACTCGGTTTGTCATTTACAGTACCATATTCTTCCACTGGTCCAGAGCAAGAATTGACTAGCGTTTCTGAGGAAGTTGGAATTGTAATGGAAAGCCTTAATCAAGTTGTAAAATATGCTCAAGAAGAATCGCCAAAGCAAACAGCTCGTCATATGAAATTTGATGATGGCTCTAAACTTAAAGTCAGTCATGGTGCAGCAAAAGCCATTCATATGGTACATGGTGCATTAAACGACGACAATAAAAAGAAGTTTGTTGAGTTGCTTAATACTCCAAAAGGGTTTGAAAAGGCAGCACACTTTTCGTTGAGTAAAGTAAACTTTTCGATTGGTGGTAAATGAGCATCATCTTAAAAGCCATCAAGAATATTATTGTTGAAGCAGTAAATCGTAATGTTGTGCGCATGGGGCGTACAAAAATTATTCGTGCTCGTGTGCGTACAGTTAAAGGCAAGGTTACAGTGCAACGCAGAAAGAAGTTTTCTGCTGTAAAAGGTTATACAATTCGCGGTGGTAAAGTTACTCGTATGACTTCAGCTGAAAGATTAAAAAGAAGAATTTCGCAGCGTAAGGGTAAGATTAAGCGTAAAGCAAAATCAGCAAGAGCATTAATCAAAAGAAAACGATCATTGCGTCGTAGAAAATCATTAGGATTAAAATAAATGAAACTAATCACAGAGACAATCGAATCAGTAAAGTTAATCACCGAAGAAAAGAACGGTGTGAAGACTCTTTACATTTCAGGTCCATTTCTTGTTGCAGAAACTAAGAATCGCAACGGGCGTTTGTACAAGACTGACACTCTTATGAAAGAGGTCAATCGTTACAACGAAGAATATGTAACTAAGAACCGCGCATTCGGCGAATTGGGTCATCCAGATTCACCAACAATTAATCTAGACCGAGTGTCACACTTAATTACTTCTTTAAAGCAAGAAGGTAATCAGTGGATCGGTAAGGCAAAAATTCTTGAAACACCAATGGGTAAGATCGCCAAGTCTCTTATGGAAGGCGGTGCTACTCTTGGTGTATCATCACGTGGCATGGGTTCACTTAAAGAGGTGAACGGTGTTAATGTGGTACAGGACGATTATTATCTAGCCACAGCGGCAGATATCGTAGCGGATCCGTCCGCGCCAGGGGCTTTCGTTCAAGGTATTATGGAAAATAAAGAGTGGGTGTGGGATAACGGTAAGGTCAGAGAAATTGATGTTAACGCATATTATGAACAAATTAAGAACGCAAAGCAAAAACAAATTGATCAAATCTCATTGAAAATCTTTGAGAATTTTGTGTCAAAACTTTAAAATTTATAAATAATATTACTTCTTTAGGAGTTAACTAAAATGACAAAGTCTCTATCAGAATCTGCTGCTGAAATCCTCAAAGCATCACTTGCATCAGCAAGTAAGGAACAAGCCGCTAAACTACCAGGCGAGGAAGAAGACCTCGGTGGCGAAACAAACGAAGTGCCAGACGGTGGCGATGTCGGTAAAATGGCAGCAGCTAGTGTAAAGCAAGCAGCCAAGCCAGGACAGAGTGGCGCACCATCTGAGCCAATTAAGAAAATGGCTACAGAAGAAACAGAAGATGATCTTGACGAAGAAGAAGAAGTCGAGCAAGAAATTTCTGAAGAAGAACTAGCAGAAGCCAAGAAGAAGATGAGAATGGACATGGTCGCCAAGCACAAAGGCTCAATGGCTGAAGATGTCAATGCTCTATTCAATGGTGAGTCGCTTTCTGAAGAGTTCCGCGTCAAAGCAACAACTATCTTCGAAGCAGCTGTTCAGTCTCGCGTAGAAAAAATTGTTGAAGATGTTATTTCTGACAACGAATCTATTCTTGAAGAATCAGTCGAAGAAATCAAGGCAGAGCTTGCATTGCAAGTTGATGAATACCTCAACGTTGTTGTCGAGCAATGGATGCAAGATAACGCAGTAGCAATTGAATCTGGTTTGCGTTCAGAGTTAACTGAAGACTTCATCAGTGGTCTAAAGAATCTATTCGCAGAGCACTATATCGATCTTCCAGATGAGAAGCTCGAGGTTGCTGAATCACTAGCAGAAAGAGTTGTTGAGTTGGAAGAAGCAACAGAAGCTCGCAATGAGCAGTTCGTTGTTCTTTCAAAGGAACTCAACGAAGCCAAGAAAAACGAAGCAATTCGCAAGATTTGTGAAGGTCTAACCGAAGTACAAGTCAGCAAAATGAAATCGCTCGCAGAGGGCGTGGAGTTCACCACAGAGGGTGATTTTAATAATAAGCTCGCAGTTATTCGCGAGAACTACTTCCCAACAAAGAAAATCGTGAGTGAGGTAAAGGTATCTGAAGAGACGTCGACAGAACAACCTGAAGTAGTTGCAACTGGTTATATGAGTAATTATGTTAAGGCAATATCCAAGTCACTACCAAAGTGATATTTTTAACTTGAACGGAGAAATCTATCATGTATCTTAACGAAACACATGCAAAGAAGTGGGCTCCTGTTCTTGATCACCCAGAACTCCCAAAGATAACAGATCCATACAAACGCGCTGTTACTGCCCTAGTTCTCGAGAACCAAGAACGTGCCCTATACGAAGAAGCTGCCAATATGGGTCGCTTGTTTGAAGCAACGCCAATTAACGTCGCTCCAACATCACCATCATCAGGCAACATCCAAGGCTTCGACCCAATCCTAATCGGATTAGTTCGTCGCGCACTTCCAAACCTAATGGCATATGATATCTGTGGCGTGCAGCCAATGACAGGTCCAACAGGACTTATCTTCGCAATGCGCACCAGATATGACACACCAACTGGTACAGAAGCATTCTACGACGAAGCAAACACAATGTTCGCAGGAACCGGCGTTGCGGCAAACGTAACTGCAAATCTAACATTGAACGTCGCTGCAATGACAATGGCTAACACTGGTACTGGCGATTCTACAGCAAATTTCGAAACGAAAAACATGGCAAACATGGCTTTCTCAATCGAAAGAGTATCTGTAACAGCCAAGACACGTGGTCTACAGGCTTCCTATACAATGGAACTTGCACAAGACCTCAAGGCAATTCACGGTCTCGACGCAGAAACAGAATTGACAAATATCTTGTCAACTGAAATTCTTGCTGAAATCAACCGCGAAGTTGTCCGAACAGTCTACGCAACAGCCAATGTTGGTGTCGTCGGTGTATCTTCAGGTGCCTTCAATCTATCAAGCGCCACTGATACATCAGGTCGCTGGCAGGTTGAGAAGTACAAGAGCCTCCTATTCGCAATCGAGCGCGCAAGCAACAAGATCGCGAAGGATACACGTCGTGGTAAGGGCAATCTCCTCATCGTTTCAACCGATGTGGCTTCAGCTCTCGCAATGACAGGTCTTCTTGACTATAACTCAGGGCTATCTGGTCAAACAAACTTAGCTGTTGACGATACAGGCAATACCTTCGCAGGTACCCTATTCGGACGCATTAAGGTCTATGTGGATCCATATTCTATCACGAATACGGATTATATTGTGGTTGGCTATAAGGGATCGTCGCCATATGACGCTGGTCTCTTCTACTGCCCATACGTCCCACTACAGATGGTTCGTGCTATTGATCCAGACAACTACCAACCAAAGGTTGGATTCAAGACTCGCTACGGCATGGTCTCAAATCCATTCGCTGGTGGTACAAACACAGGGCTGAGCGGTGCTATTACGACAAATACAAATGTCTACTACCGCAAGTTCGCAGTGTTGAATGTCAATCAGTAATATTATTGTAAATTAATAGAAATATTAATGCAAGTGATATTGGGGGGAGCAGCAATGCTCCCCCTTTTTTATGCACTAAATAATTAATCCTTCGAGGAATTCATATGACAGTACTAAACCGCAATCCAATTAACACAGATTTATTGCAAAGCACAAAATTTCAGGTAAACTTTTCAAGGTTACCTGGTGTTACATATTTTTGTAATAGTGCGAATCTGCCAGGATTGTCAT